ATGATAGAAAAATTAAACGAAAATGCAAGTTTAAGTGACTTAATAACCGCTTTTGAAAATAGTACAAATGAGATTAAAACAATTTCAAATACATTAAAGCAAACTCTAATAAATAAAAATATAAAAGTATTAGATACGGACAAATTAAGTAGTTTAGTCGATAAAGTAGATAAGTTAAAAGCACAAGAATTTGGTGTAAGAATAAATAAGTTGGATGAAAATCCAGATACTTGTGTAAGTTATCTAGGAGATGCAATAGGAATGACTCCTGCTAGTGTTGGTAGTTATGGTAGTTGGGATACTATAGATTTTATTAGAAACATAAAGCCATGTGGATTTAAAGATGGAATAGTAACAAAGTATATTAAAAAAGAAAATTTTAATATGTATGAAGATGGAACTAATGTAGAAGATGACACAGATGTTATGATTGAATTTCCTAAATTTTATTGGAAAATACAGAGTTCTGATAATTACATGGATATATTTATATCTAAAACAAAATTAGATGATGATTATGAATGTCCAGCACATTTAATTGGTAGTACAGAAAAAGAATTTATTTATATAGGTGCTTATCTGGCATATTTAGAAAATAGTAAATTAAGAAGTAAAAAGAATGTTAGTCCAACAATAGCTTCATATTCATCTTTTAAAAGTATAAGTACTAAATATTTAGGTTATGACATATTAGACCATCAATGTATGTTAATGTTACAAATTTTATTTATTATAATCTTTAAATCTATAGATTGTAAAAAACTAGGTATCGGATATGGTTCTTATATTGGAGGTCATTATAAATCAAATGGGATAAACACAGGAGGTTCCAGTTTTAAAGGGATGTTATATGGAGAACAAAATGGAGATGAACAAATAAAGTTTTTAGGTGTAGAAGATTTATGGGGTAATTATCAACAAATAACTAGCAGATGTACAGCAACAACACAAAATGGTTGTGTATGTATCGAAGTAACAAAAAGAGATGGAAAAAGAATTTTGAGTAGTATAGGAAGAAAAGCAGGAGTAGTAACAGATGTTTTAGGAGGAACAAATACAGGTTTTTTAGTGAAAAATATAATAGAAAATGCAGGTGGAGAACCACAAGATACTAGATATTATAAATGTTGGGCAAACTTAGACGAAAGAATGCCAAGACATTATGTTGGATTTGATTATAGTGAAAATAATAGATATTATGGTTTATTTTCATCTTTTTTTCAAAGCGATCATACAGCATCAACAAGACTAATTTTTATAGGAGAAGACAATCAAAATACACTAAAAACAATTCAAGAAGATGAATTGCTGTTTGTAGAAAATGAAAAAGTTGGAGGAATATTGTAATGATAGATGGAGTAGTTGTAAGAATACTGGCAGATAGAATATTAAATAAGGGATTAAATCCTCTAAAAAATAGAGTATTTGAACTTGATGATGTTACTAACACAGAATATAGGACAGCAGTTGAAAATTACATTATAGAACATAGTGGAGTAGTAGAAGGAGCAGAACCTACAAAATAGGTAATGTTCTTTTTTTAATACAAAGCAATAGGAGGTTTTCATGAATGAAGAACTTGTGAAAGAAAAAATAAGTACACTTGAAACAAGAGTAAAAGAACACGGCAAACAAATTGATAGAATCGAGATTGAGCAAGCAAAGTTTGCTATACAAATACAAAACCTATGTAGTGATATAAAAAATCTGACAGGAGTACTCAAGTGGCTTGTAGGAGTTATAATTACAACTTTAGTAGGGTTCTTTATATTTGCCATACAGAAAGGAATATTTTAATTAATTAGGAGGTTAAGATATGGATAATTTAATAAGTTTTATACCAGAGCAGTTACTAATTTTAGTAGCTGCTCTCTCTATTATAGGTAAAGGTTGTAAAAAATATAAACAATTAGATAATAAATACATTCCAGTAGTGTTACTGATACTTGGAATAGGTTTCTCAATATGGATGCTAGGATTAAATCCTGTTGCAGTCTTACAAGGTGTAATTTGTTGGGGAGTTGCAATAGGTATAAATCAAACTTACAAACAGTTGAAGGATGGTGAAAAGTAATGAAATTAACAAAAATATTATTACTCACAAAAATTTAAAAAATTTCATTAAATAGAGTATACTTTTATAGCTAATAAGTATATAATAATAGTACAGAACTCGTAAAGCATTTATATGCTCAAATATACGGGACATTGATTTTTGAAGGAACCCGCCAAGCTTCTTTTATAGCTCAAATAGGCGGGACAGATAAATTTACCCACTAATATTAATTGGTGGGTTTTATTATATAAAAGTATATCTATGAAAAGGTGAAAACAATGGTTGAAGTAAAAGAAGAAAAAACATTTGATGAACAAATAGATATTTTAAAAAGTAGAGGATTAATAATAAATGATAAAGAAGATGCTAAATTTGTATTAAGTAATGTCAATTATTATAGGTTTACAGCATATCTTCTAAGTTTTAAGAATGATGATGGCTCATATAAAGAAGGAACTACGTTTGAAGAAGTTTATGATATATATAGGTTTAATAAGGAATTTAGGATATTATTAACAGATTTGTTAGGGAGCATAGAAATAGCATTTAGGACATACATTGCATATACATTAGCAATTAAACATGGTGCTTGTGGATATCTAGAAAGGGAGAGTTTCAAAGATGAAAAATTCTATATTAATTTTTTGACAGCATTAGAGAGAGAAAAAAGTAATAATTCAGATAAGCTTTTTATTATACACCATAAAGAAAAATATGAAGGAAAACTTCCCATTTGGGTTGCAACGGAAATAATGACTTTTGGTATGTTGTCAAAATTATATTCAAACATGTTGCCAGAAGATACTAGATACATAAAAAATAATTTGTGTAGAGTGAATACTTTATTAGTTAAATCTTGGTTACAATCATTAACACAGGTCAGAAATCAATGCGCTCATTATGGTAGAATATATAATAATAATTTCCGTATTATAACAATAAAAAACGAATATAAAAAGTATAACTTGGATAATAAAAAGATATTTTCTTATATACTTGCTATGAAGCATTTGACTATGGATAAATTAATTTGGAATAGTTTTTTTATAAAACTTCAAAAGTTAATTAATGATTATAATAATTCTATAGACTTAAAGCTTATTGGTTTTCCTAATAATTGGATAGAGATATTGGCTAAATAAAATAGTTACTTTAAGAAGTTTATAAACACTTACTATATGTAAGTGTTTTTTTATTGAAAAGAAGGAGGAAAATAAATAATGAAAATATGTATTACAGTAGGACACAGTATTTTAAAAAGTGGTGCATGCACTTCTGCTGATGGGGTAGTTAACGAATACCAATACAATAAATTTCTTGCACCAGTATTAGCAGATACATTTAGAAAAGAAGGTCATAAGGCAGATGTAATAATATGTCCTGAAAAGCAGTTTAAAACTAAAGCAGAAGAAAAGACTTATAAAATACCTAGAGTTAATAGTGGAGGATATGATTTACTTATAGAACTACATCTAAATGCAAGTGATGGTCAAGGAAAAGGTTCAGAAGTTCTATATTATAGTAATAAAGGTTTAGAATATGCAACTAGAATATGTAATAAGCTAGGTACAGTATTTAGAAATAGAAGAGCTAAATTAGATAAAGGATTATATATCTTAAATAGTTCAAAGCCTACAGCAGTATTAATTGAAAGTTTCTTCTGTGATAATAAAGAAGATTATGAGAAAGCTAAGAAACTAGGTCATGAAGGTATTGCTAAGTTAATTGTAGAAGGTGTATTAAATAAAAATATAAATAGTGAGGGAGTTAAACAGATGTACAAACATACAATTGTTTATGATGGAGAAGTTGATAAAATCCCTGCAACTGTAGTTGGTTGGGGTTATAATGATGGGAAAATACTGATATGTGATATAAAAGATTACGTACCAGGTCAGACGCAAAATCTTTATGTCATTGGTGGTGCAGCATGTGAGAAGATAGGGACTATTACTAAAGAACATTATACAATGATAAAAGGTAATGATAGATTTGATACACTTTACAAAGCATTAGATTTTATCAATAGATAG